AAAATCAATAAGCACAGCATACGACATAAGCGAGTTTGTAGATGTAAACAGCAGTCAGGTAAACATAGCATTACCTTATAGAGAGGTGTCGTTTGGTTATGAAGATACAGATACATTTTTAGCTGCTACTCATAATCAACTATTCAGTCAAGAGTGGGCTAAGACAGACTTTACGCAAACAGACGCTGATGGTAATGTAGTTGATGGTTCTCTTTATAGCGTAGTAGCACCATTCGGACACCCTAAATACGAAAGACTTATAGATATTGACACAGAAAGCCAAACAGATATACAATGGGGTTATAGCGTAGATGATAACCAAGAGAGCTATATAGGTAAACCATTATTGTTTTATCCTGTATATACAAACCCAAGTGAGGTTATTAGCTTTATAGACTTTGTTAACCCTGATGGCACGTATGGTACACACTCATCAATTTCAGGTAGTGTAAATATGCCATCTAACAGCGTTTCTTTTAGCTCAGGTACATCTACTGATAATATTAATTTTAAGTTAGAGAAAAACGAATACACAGGGGATAGTGCGTTTACAGGTACGTTGTTTCAAAACTACCACACCAATTATATCACAAATGTATTCAACACAAAGAACAGGCTTACAAAAGTAAAAACATATCTACCCCTTAGAATCCTTTTAAACTTTACACTTGCTGACAACTTTGATATCAATGGCAAAAGGTATAAGATCAACAGCATAGAAACGAACTTAGCGACAGGCGAATCAAACATAGAACTATTAAACGAATTATGATACAGAATATCTTAGATTTACTACCCTATGTAAAAGATGGCTCGGAAAACATCCGAATAGCTAAAGGACAGAACTACCTACCTAAGAACTTAAAACAAGCATTTACCCAAATCAAAAAAGAAGCACAATGGGAAAAGTAATAACCATAGAATTAAGAGCAGAAACTAAGGGCGCACAGAAAGAGCTTGACCTAATCACGCAGGAGATTTTAGAGCAAAAGGAACTGACTATTGAATTGCAAAAAGAGTCTTTGAAATTAGAAGAACAATTAAAACGCACACCTAAAAATGCTATTGGTGCGCAAAAGAGATTAAAAAAACAAATTGAAGAACTTGGACTATCTATCAAGGATAATAATCTTGGTTTACGAGAATTAAACTTACAACGAACAAAAGCAGCAAAAACAGCCAAGACCCTTACAACAGGCACTAAAGACCTAACAGACCAAGTATCAAAAAACTATGGTATTACAGGTTTGGTTAACACTTTAACAGGTGGATTAGCTTCAAGGTATAGGGATTCTTATGATGCTGTTACAGGATTAAACAAAGGGCTAAAAGGTTTAAGGGGTGCGTTGCTTGCAACAGGTATTGGTGCAGCAGTAGTGGCAATAGGTCTTTTAACAAAGAATTGGGATAAGGTAAAGATGGCTATTGCAGGTACAACAGCAGAGCAAAAGAAATTTAATGAAACTCAAGCAGAAGCTAATGTAGCAGCAAACGAAGCATCAAAGTCTTTGCGCTCTTTAAGGGATGTGGTATTAGATGAAACTGCATCTCAGTCAGCTCGTAATCAAGCATTAGCTGATTTGTCTGAAACTGTTACCGAACTTAATGGTGTTACATTAGACCAAGAGGATGCACTTAAAAAAGTTACAGAAGCAACTGATCCATATATCAAAGCTGTGGAAGCGAGAGCTAAAGCAGAAGCATTTGCTAAAATAATTGCAGAAGAGGAAGCAAATATAATTAGAGAACAACAAAAAGATTTAACAGAACAAATTAGCACTCTTGATGTTTTAAAGACTGCGTTTACAAGTTTTGGCAATGCAGCATCTGCATCAGGTAACTTATCACAAACAGCATTTGAAAATCAACAAACATCAATAAACAAATCAAAAACATTAATAGGGGAGCTACAAACACAATATCAAAATTTTCTTACAACTGCACTTAACTTAGAAGCGGGTATAGGCGATGGTGTGGAAGCAACAACGAGAAGAGTGGTCACATCTGTATCTACAATCTCATCTGTTGGTGTACAATCTTTAGAAACAAACACTGAAATACAAGGCAATTTACTTACAAAGCAGGATAAAGGTGCAGAAGAGTTTTCACAAGCTGAAATTAATAGATTACAGTTACAGGCGGATTGGAATGAAAAAACAACAGAACAAAAAGTAGCCGCAGCTCAAAATGCACTCGCTAATGTAGCAAATAACTTGGGTAAAGAAACAGCAGCAGGTAAGGCAGCAGCCATAGCATCTACTTTAATCTCTACTTATCAAGGTGCGCAGTCAAGTTATCAATCTTTAGCGGGTATACCTGTCGTTGGCCCTGCGTTGGGTATCGCAGCAGCAGCAGCAGCTGTGGCAGGTGGTTTAAAAACAGTAAAAAGTATTCAATCTACAAAAACCCCACAGACAGCAGGTATAGGTAGTGGTGGTGCGAGTATAAGCAGTCCATCAAGACCTGCACCCCCATCTGTACCCCCTGCGTTTAATATTGTAGGCGCATCTGATACAAACCAATTAGCAGAAGCGATAGGTGGTCAAGCACAGCAACCTGTCAAAGCATTTGTAGTATCAAACGATGTAAGCACAGCACAGGAATTAGATAGAAATATTGTTAAGGGTGCATCATTAGGATAAAATACAAAAACCAAATTTTAAACGATATATAGTTATGCGAATTGTAGAGCTTATTTTAGATGATCAGGAAATCACAGGGATTGAAGCGATATCTGTCGTAGAGAACCCTGCAATCGAAGAGGATTTTATTGCACTAAAAAACGAAGAGATAAAACTTGCAGAAGTATCAACTGAGAAGCGTATCCTACTTGGTGCGTTATTAATTCCTAACAAACCTATATACAGACGTAAAGGCGAAGAGGAGTATTATATATACTTTTCAAGAGATACTGTATTAAAGGCATCGCAATTATACTTACAGAATGGCAATCAGAATAAAGCAACATTAGAACATCAACATAGCATTAACGGATTAACACTTGTAGAGAGTTGGATAGTAGAGGACGAAACACACGACAAAAGCAGAAAGTACGGACTAAATGTACCTGTGGGAACTTGGATGGGGGCTGTAAAAGTCAACAACGAAGAGATATGGGAATCGTATGTGCGCACAAAAAAAATTAAGGGGTTCTCGATCGAGGGGTATTTCGCTGACAAGATGGAACGTCCTAAAGAACCTATCAATGACTTTGATGAGGACGAAGCACAGGATATGCTTAAATACATTCGTAGGGTTGTTAAGCAAGATGGTAGATACAAAGATGGGCAAAAAGAGGAATTAGAATCCTACTCTGATTATCCAAGTGGTGTAAAGAATAACGCTAAGCGTGGTATCGAACTTAACGAAAAAGTAAACAACAAATGCGCTACTGATGTAGGTAAGATACGAGCGCAACAACTTGCACAAGGTAAACCCATCTCAAAAGAAACAATTAAACGTATGTACTCATATCTTAGCAGAGCAGAAGAGTACTACGATGAAAGCGATAGTAAAGCGTGTGGTACTATCTCATATCTTTTATGGGGTGGTAAAGCAGGTAAGCGATGGTCTGAAAGCAAACTAAAAGAATTAGGAGAAATAGATTTAGCTTCTCAGGTTCTAAACGATGAGATGGCTATTATAGATGATAGACTTGCATTTTCTACAAAAGAATTAGCAATAGCAGCAGCAAAAGATATAGGATGTGAGAGTTACCACGAACACGAGTTTGAGGGTAAGACTTGGTATATGCCTTGCGAACAGCACAGCTTAAAAAAACCATGCCAAGCAGGATATGTCCAATATGGTATGAAGATGAAAAACGGAAAAAAAGTACCTAATTGCATACCGATAGATGGCTAAGAGAATAGACTACATAAAAGTATTAAAGCCAAAGGTACGCAGAAAGGGTGTACACGCTAAAACCAAAATGAGCAGTATTAAGGGTTCAAAGCTATATAAGAAAAAATACAGAGGTCAAGGATGAAAAGGCGAAGGACACATAAATCATTTAAGACACCATCAAAGACAAGCCCTAAGGGATCAAGACGAGGATGTTTGTGTGAGGATAACACATACTCCATAAGCTGTTGTGATGGCAGCCATAGAGCGCAAGGGATAGGAAAAGTTTAATTCAAAATGCAAAATAAATTTTAAATACTATATATAATTATGAAAGCGACAGAAATTTTAAGTAAAATTAAAACCTATCTTGGGGAAGATACTGCTGATATCGTAGAAAATATCGAGCAATCCCAAGTAGTGGAGTTAGCACAAGCTAAACTCGATAACGGAACTGTCCTTGAAGCAGAAGCGTTTGAAGCAGGTAATGAAATCTTTATACTTACAGATGACGAGAAAGTAGCCGTACCCGTTGGCGAATATACAATGGAAGATGGTAAAATCCTTGTTGTTTCTGAGGAAGGTCTTATTGGCGAAATCAAATCTGAAAGCCAAGAGGAAGAAGAGGAAGTAGAAGCATCTGAGGAAGTTGAAGAGCAGCTTGAAGAGGAAGTGGAAGCTAAGTATGCAACTAAAGAAGAGTTAGCAGAAGTAAAGTCATTGGTTGAGGAAATCAAAACAATGATTGAAAACAAAGAGGAGATGAGCGAAGTAGAAGAGCAAGTGAAAGCAGAACTATCTGAAACACCCGCTACCGAAGCGATCACTCATAACCCTGAACCTAAAAAACAAGTCAATCTAAAATTTGCACAAAACAGAAAGCAAGGAACGATTGACCGAGTAATGCAAAAATTAATTAACAACTAAATATTTAAAAAATGCCGAATCCGACAATTACGAGCAGTTATGCAGGGGAATTTGCAGGAAAATACCTTGGAGCTGCTTTATTAAGTGCTGATACACTTGACAAAGGTGCTATCACAATTTTACCAAATGTAAAGTACAAAGCTGCTATGAAAGTAGGTGCTATGGCGAACCTTGTGCGTTCTGCTGATTGCGACTTTGACTCTACTACATCAACACTAACTCTAACTGAGAAAGTGCTTACACCAACTGAATTGCAAGTAAACTTACAACTATGTAAGAATGAATTGCACTCTGATTGGGAAGCTGCCCAAATGGGATTCTCTGCTTTTGATGAGTTACCACCATTGTTTTCTGACTACGTTATCGGTCGTGTAGCTGCTGAGGTTGCTGCCGCAACTGAAACTTCTATTTGGAGCGGTAGTGCAGGAGAAGGTAACTTTGATGGCTTTGAAACTCTATTGACTGCTGACTCAGACGTTAATGACGTAACCGCAGGTACAGTTACATCTACAAACGTAATTACAGAGCTTGGAAAAATCGTTGATGCGATTCCGTCTGCTGTTTACGGAAAAGACGATCTTACTATCTACGTTTCATCTAACATCGCTCGTTCTTACATTAGAGCTTTGGGTGGATTTGTTGCTACTATCGGTGCAGCAGGTTCTGACAACAAAGGAACTCAATGGTACGGGGGTGGAGAACTATCTTTTGATGGTATCAACATCTTTGTAGCTAAAGGTCTTGCTGACAACACAGCAGTAGCTGCTCAGAAGTCTAACCTATTCTTTGGCACAGGTTTGCTCGATGATAGAAATATCGTGAAGGTTTTAGACATGTCCGATTTAGACGGTTCATCCAATGTTCGTGTAGTTATGCGCTACACAGCAGGTGTGCAACATGGTATTGGTGGCGATATCGTTCTTTATTCGTAATCAATAATTCTCTAACTTAAAAGGGGTGGGTAAGCCGAGTGCCTACCTACCCTTTTTTATTAAAACAAAAAAATTATGCCTTGTTCAGTATCAAACGGAAGAGCGTTACCATGTAAGAGTGGTGTAGGTGGGCTGAAAAACATTTACTTTGCCCCATACACAACTACCACAGCTGCCTTAACTGACAGCTCAGGTACAATCACTTTAGATGATAGCGTATCTTTTTACAAATATGAAATCAAGGGTAACTCATCACTCGAAACAAGTATAAATTCGAGTAGAGAGAATGGCAGTACATTCTATGAGTCAACCCTTAATGTTACATTTACGTTTTTAGATGTAGCTACTCAAGAGCAGATCAAGCTCTTATCGCATGGTCGCCCCCAAATCGTTGTTGAAGATTATAATGGCAATGGCTTTTTGGTAGGTAAAGATCATGGTTCAGAAGTTACAGGGGGTACAGTTGTTACAGGTGCAGCTATGGGGGATTTAAGTGGATTTACACTTACCCTTACTGCTCAAGAAACAGCCCCACCATTCTTTGTAGCGACATTACCAACTGATGATTCATCATCGCCAATAGACCCAACTCCATAATTTTTTGTATATTAGCAAAGAGTTTTTTTCATTAAGTTTGGTTTAGTTATAGACAGGGGGTGTAAAAGCCCCCTTTTTTATATACAAAATTCAGAAACTTTACGATATATAGGTATGATACACCTTACTACATCAACCGATGCTCAAACAATCAAGGTTATACCACGAAATTATGCTACAAATGTAAGTATGGTACTTCGTGATGATTCTACAAATGCAGAGGTTACATATAGCGTAAGTACAACAACCAATAAGAACTATTTAGTGTTAAGCCAAGCACTTGCTTTAACTGAGGGTAGGTTTTATGATTTAACAATCAAAGAGGGTTCAAGCGTTATATTTAAAGATAAAGTATTTTGCACAGATCAGACTATCGACCAAGATACGAATAATTATTACTCAGTAAACGATGGGGAGTACACAAGTGATACAACCTACGATAACGATTACATCATATTATGAAAAACGATTTAAGGATAGTTAATTTAAGCACCTACACAAGCCCTACTGTAAAAGAAGTACGGAGTCAAGAGTTTGTATCGTATGGCGATGATAACAACTACTATCAACACCTTATCGACCTTTACAATGGTAGCCCAACAAACAACGCTTGTGTTACTGCTATAAGTGAGATGATATATGGAAAAGGTTTAGATGCTACCGATAGCAACAGAAAACCTGACCAATACGCACAGATGGTGTCTTTGTTTAATGCTGACTGTATTCGTAAGGTAGTGTATGATTTAAAACTTATGGGGCAATGTGCTTTGCAAGTTATCTATTCTAAGGATAGAAGTAAGATTGTAAAACTTGAGCATATCCCTGTTGAAACATTACGAGCTGAAAAGTGTAATGATAAAGGCGAAATAGAAGCATACTTTTATCACTACGATTGGGCTAAGTACAAAAAAAGCGATGAGCTTAAACGTATCCCTGCTTTTGGAACTTCTAAAGAGGGCTTAGAGATTATGTACATAAAACCTTATAGAGCAGGATTTAAATACTATTCGCCTGTTGATTATCAAGGGGGTACGCAATACGCAGAGTTAGAGGAAGAGATAAGCAATTACCACTTAAACAATATAATGAATGGCTTAGCACCATCAATGCTTATCAACTTCAACAACGGAACGCCCGATCCTGAGCAAAGAGAACTAATTGAAAGACGTATCTATGAGAAGTTTAGTGGTAGTAGCAATGCAGGTAAGTTTATCTTAGCATTTAACGATAACGCAGAAACTGCTGCTGACATACAACCTATTCAGCTTTCAGATGCACATAATCAATACCAATTCCTAAGCGATGAGAGTTCACGTAAGATACTTGTATCACACAGGGTAGTATCTCCTATGCTTTTGGGAATTAAAGACAATACAGGGCTTGGAAACAACGCAGACGAGCTTAAAACAGCTACTATCCTTATGGATAACACTGTGATACGTCCATTCCAAAGATTACTTATTGAGAGCTTTGAGCAAATCCTTGCTTACAATAACATCTCACTAAACCTATACTTTAAGACCTTACAACCTTTAGAATTTACTGACCTTGATAATGTAGAGGACTCTGAAACACGAGAAGAAGAAACAGGTGTAAAAATGAGTAAAGAGGAACTGTCAAAAGAAGATTTAACTGATGAAATGTATGATAATATATTTGATTCTTTAAAAGGCGAAATAGTTACAGACGAATGGGAGTTGGTTGACGAAAGAGATTACGATAAAGAAAACGTAAGTGAAGAAGAATGGGTAAGTAATTTCGTAAAAGAAAAGGAAACCCTTTATCAAGTTGCAAGTCAACCAAGTGGGTTTAGTTATTTAGACAAATCTAATTATAAGGTTAGATATAAGTATGCGATTGGCTCAAGAAAATCAGGTGGTAAATCAAGAAGGTTTTGTAGCGATATGATGGCTGCATCAAAAGCAGGGGTTGTATATCGTTTAGAGGACATAGATAGAGCATCACGAAATCTTAATTTTAAAGCCGCTGAGTTACCTATGCATAATAATCAGAAATTTTCTCTTTTTGAACATAAGGGCGGTATTTACTGCCGACATATATGGAAAGAGGTTTTATATGTTTTAAAGAAAAATAAAGAAAAAAGCGAAGATATATCTGACTATAAAAAAACAAAAGACATACCTAAAAGCTACAAACCAAAACCAAGAGGTAAAAAGAAATCAGAAATAGCACCAATTAACACCCCAACAAAAGGGGCTTATCCATCTTAATATGGCAACAGCACTATTTATATCAAGAACGGACTTAGTTAAGAACAGCATTATTGATGGTAATGTTGATACTGACAAGTTTATACAGTTTATCAAGATTGCGCAGGAGATTGAGGTGCAGAACTATTTAGGTACAGACCTATACAATAAGATTAGTGCAGATATCATCGCAGGTACGCTATCAGGGGATTATCTTAACCTTGTAAACGATTACGTTCAACCCATGCTTATATGGTGGGCGCAGGTTAATTACATCCCTTACGCTGCTTATCAAATAAAGAATGGTGGGGTATTTAAACATACATCTGAAAACGCTGAAAGTGCGAGTAGATCAGAGGTTGACTACTTAGTACAAAAAGCAAGAAACACAGCAGAGTATTACACTCGTAGATTTGTGGAGTATATGAATTTCAATAGCAATTTATTCCCTGAGTACAATAGCAACTCTGATAGCGATGTATATCCTGATAATGATTCATTGTTTAACGGATGGGTGCTTTGAGATACAAAATAAAAGATAAGAACATAATAAAATTAAAAAAGTTTTTAGATGCCAAACGAAATATATCACAGAAGCAATTGGGGCGAAAGTAAAGCAGAGGACTTTGGCGATGTGTACTACGACCACGCAGCGACCAATAAGCTATACAACCACTCTGACTATTACGAGAACTCAGATGGCACAGATGCGACCTTAAAAGACTTAAACAATAAAGCAAGTATAGTCTTAACACCTACTGCATATTCAGATGGTAGCTTAAATACTGTTATACCGCCTTACGCACCGAGTTATATAGAGAATGTAGCATTTGTTACTTCCGAGTGGAGTAATTTGCAAGAGAGTTGGTCTATTGACGAAACAAACAACAAACTTGTAGCAGAAGCGACTTGGACAGGTTTTAATAAAAGTGCACAGTATCCTATATCTGAAACGTTAGTCGGCAAAACTGTTAAGTTTTCTTTTGACGCAGTAGTAACGGCAGGTAAATTTCACTTTATTTCTCCTTTTAGCTCGGGTAATGTTGGATATGGTAGTCCTAATTATATTAATCAAAGTGGTAGTTATAGTTTTACATATGTTGCGACAGGTAGTAGTGTAAGATTTAGAAACAAAAGTACAGACTTTGCAGGAGAGATTACAAACATCAGAATAGAGGTAATTGAAGAAGCCGACTTTGACTTTAGTAGAGGTTCAAGTGCTACAAGAGTAAACGAGCAAGGGCTTGTAGAGGACGTACAGATATTAAGTGGAGAGCTTGTACAAAACGGAAACTTTGAGCAGATAGGTAGTGAAATAAGTAATGATGTAGGTTTTAATAATCCATCTAATTGGACATTAACAGGTCAATCTACTGTTTCAAATGGTAAAGCTCATATAGTGCAAAGTGATTCTTCAAATACAGGTATAACTTCAAGCACAAATATAATAAACAAAACATATAAAATAACAGGTGTTGTTTCTGATTATGTTAGTGGTAGCGTTGGTTTTGCGTCTTTAGGTAGTACAAATCCAAGAGCTGCTATACCATCTCAAAATGGTGCTTTTACTATATATTATACATCTACAAGAAGTACTCCAAGTACTTGGAATATTCAAAGAATTACATCGCCTTGTGACTTAAAATTAGACAACGTATCAGTAAAAGAGGTCGGACAGAATTGGACAATAAGCGGAGATAATTTTAGTATTGTCGATAGTGCTTTAAGAATTAACAGAGTTACAAATACAACTTTCATACAACAAAACGTCTTAACTTCAGGAAAAAAATATAAAGTAGAATTTGACGTTTTAGATAAAGCTGACAATAGCGGCAATTTTACAGTAAGATTAGGTAGTAACAATGTTTATAGTGTTTCAGATTATGAAGGTACAAAGTTTAGTAAAATACTAACTTCAAGTGGTACTGACTTTAGAATATACTCTTCATCAAATAATGGTGTTATTTATGTAGACAATGTATCAGTTAAAGAAATAACAGACGATACCGACTTACCAAGAATAGATTTTACAGATGGTACAGGAAGTTTGTTATTAGAGCCACAGAGGACTAACTCAGTGCCATATTCAAATGACTTTAGTCAACACGCTTTAACAGGGGGTTCAATTACTTCAGATGATATTGTTTCGCCTGATGGCAGTGTTAATGCTGACACTTTTGCAGAGGATACAAATAATAGCCAACACAAAATTAGAGAAGATATATCCGTTACATTAGGCACTTATACAATGTCTTGTTTTGTCAAAGGTACAGATAGATTTATTAGCTTTTATCCACAGGGTATAAGCACAGCTTACGCAGTTTTTGATATAGCAAATGAGAATGTAACTGCTTCAGGAGGTTCTGATTATGTAAGCAGTGATATACAAAATTATGGTAGTGGTTGGTATAGATGTAGTTTAACTTATAATGTAGATACAGGCACAAGTTATACCCATATTTATTTAAGTAATTCAAGTACAAATCCTTCGCCTACATATACAGGTAATGGCTCTGAAATGAGTTTTTATGGATTGCAACTTGAGGCAGGAGATTACCCAACGTCGTACATACCAACAAGCGGTTCAACAGTAACTCGCTCTGCTGACATAGCAAACAATAGTGGTAATGCTGACTTGTTTAATGATAGTGAGGGTGTGCTATATGCAGAGATAAAAAAAGACTCTAATGCTTTAGATAACGCATTTTCTATGATAACTATTGGAGATGCACTTAACAATAGATTGCAAATTGCTCTTATTGATAATTCTAATGATTTTGACGTACTCGTAGGGTCAAGCTCAGGTACAAATAACATATCGTCTGCTTTCAATTATGGTAGTTACAACAAAATAGCTTTAAGCTATAATTCAAGTGGATTTAAGGTTTTTCACGATGGCACTTTAGTAGGTAGTGATAGCAATACTATATCAGGTTTGAATTTACAAGAATTAAAATTTAGATTTGCTAATAATACTTCGTATGATTTCTACGGAGATGTAAAATGCGTAGCAGTATTTAAAGAAGCACTAAGTAATGATTTACTCGAAAGACTGACAGGCGAGGGTTACGAATCCTTTAGACTATTAGCAGAAGCAAACAATTATACAATTATATAAAATGGCAGTAAAATTAGGAAACGGTAATTGGGCAGTAAAAGAAGATAAGCTATTAGCATATAACGACAATAGTGGTTTATTCTTTAACAAAGAGTTTGACTTTTCAAGGGGTACGTCTGCAACGTATGTAGCTAAAGACGGACTAATCAAAACAGCGGGTATTCAACCTAACATAGTAAACAATGGAGATTTTGCTACTGACTCTGATTGGACTAAGGGTAGTGGGTGGTCTATAAGCGGTGGTAAAGCAGTTGGTAGTGCGACAGGTGCATCTTTATATCAAGCAGACGGGGCTAACTATACATCAGGAAAATTGTATAAAGTAACTTTCGAGGTTTTAGATTATGTTAGTGGAAGCGTAAGACCTGAGGTAACAAATGTGGCAGGTAGTTATGTTTCTTCTAATGGTGTTTTTATTCAATACATTACAGCTACATCTTCGTCTATTGGTGCTGAATTAAAAGGCAGTACATTTACAGGGTCAATAGATAATGTTACAGTACAAGAAATCCAAGCAGACACGCCAAGAATAGACTTTACTAATGACACTAAAGGGCATCTACTCTTAGAGCCGATTAGAACCAACTTGTTTGTATATAGCCAAGCTTTTAGCACTTGGCAAAAAATCAATAATATTGTTGTTACAGACAATTTTACTACTTCGCCTGATGGTACACAAAACTCTTCTAAACTTACCTTTGATGGCACAACAAATGGTAGAGTAGAAAAACCTGTGCCAACTACGATTGGAAATCAATATACTTTTTCTGTTTGGTTAAAAAACGACAATTTAGCAGACCCAACACAAGTTTGGATAGGTAATTCACAATTTGTACAAGGAGAATATGTTACAATTACAAATGAATGGCAAAGATTTACCACAACACAAACAGCAGATGGCACTACTGAATATCCAAGAGTAAATGTGAATCAGGTTGGAAGTATATTTGCTTGGGGTGCTCAATTTGAAGAGGGTTACCCAACGTCGTACATACCTACCACAGGAGCGACATCCACTCGTAATGCAGACGTATGTAATAATAGTGGCTCTGCACAAGACTTTAATTCAGAAGAAGGAGTATTGTATGCGGAGATTGCAAGTCTGACAAGTGATGTTAGTAGTGATAATAGAATTGTTTTAGCTAAAAGTGGAGATACAAACAATGTTATCAGACTTTATTATAATACCACAACAAATACAATAGAATATAAAATCAGGGTTGCATCAAGTAATGTTTGTGATTTAACTTATGATTTAGGAGATTCAACTGAATTTCATAAAATATGTGGTAAATGGAAGCAAAATGATTTTGCTCTTTGGGTTGATGGTGTAGAAGTAGCGACAGATACAGGTGGCGCAGTTTTCCCTGCTAACACCTTAAACACTTTAAACTTTTCAAATGCTAATGCGAGTGGAGATTTTTTCTACGGAAAAGTAAGAAACGTACAAGTATTTACAGAAGCTCTTACAGACGAACAATTAGAAAAATTAACAAGTTAGTATGTACGATAAAGCATCAATAGCGTTAATACCAAGTGGTTTTAAAAGTGGTGTAGTAGATAATCTATACTCTGTTTTGCCTTCAAATGGTAATGGAGATTTTAACCATAGCAGAAGCTCGCACGCAACACGAGTAAACAAAGACGGACTTATAGAATCAGTAGGATATGCACCACGCTTAGACTATACAGGTAATGTAGATTGCCCTCATTTGCTACTTGAGCCGAATAGGACTAACATATTTCAAAGGTCAGAGGAATTTGATAATGTATATTGGAGCAAAACATCAGCAACAATTACACCTAACTCAACAATATCGCCTGATGGAAGTTTAAGCGCAGATTTATTTAACATTAACAATCCAAGTGGGGAAGATATAGTTGCAAGAACATTGAGCTTTAGTAGTGGAGTTAAAACTAATATTAGCATTTTTGTTAAAGATAATGATTTTAATAATCAATTAATTTTAGGGATAAGCTCAAACTTAATTACTATAACTTATGATTTTTTAACGGAAACAATTTTATCAAGTACAGGCTCTTGGTTAAACAGTGTAAGCATAACTAAAGGATTTAATGGTTTTAACAGGATAGATTTTACTGTAAATCCAACATTTAACTCTTTTGCAATATTCCAAATAAAAACAAACAATCAAGGTAATGGTTCTTTTTACATTTGGGGCGCACAATTAGAGGAAGGAAGCTATCCAACAAGCTATATACCAACCTCAGGAAGTGCAGAAACACGCACAGCAGATATTTGCAATAATGCAGGTACAAGTGCAGAGTTTAACGACAGCGAGGGGGTTTTGTTTGCAGAAATTTCTACAAATGCAGACTCTAATTTTAAAAGAATATCTATTCATAGCGGTAGTTATGTAAATTCTGTTTTTCTTGATTTTGACAACACTAATAATTTATATGGAAAAGTTATTGTTGGAGGTAGTGCAGTAGTTACAATTATAGCAAGTGGTTTAAACATTGAAAATAACAATAAAATAGCATTATCTTATAAAGAAAATGATTTTAAACTATTTGTAAATGGCTCTAAAGTTGGAACAGACGTTACAGGTGCAACTCCAACAGGGTTAAATAATTTAGCTTTTGATTTAGGAGGAGGTCAAGATTTCTATGGGAAATGCAAACAGCTAATATATTTTAACGAAGCACTAAGCGATAGCGAATTACAAACACTAACAAGTTAATTAAATTAAAATGAAGTATATATTTAAGAAATATGAATTTGACAGTCAAAGTCAAGCTGAAACAAGGATAGCTGCTTTGCCATCAGTAACCGATGAGGATGGAAACGAAAGCCCATCACACAGCCATACAGTTGTGAAGCTCGGTTATTTGTGGACTACCGAACCTACCTACAATGAGGAAGGCGAAGTAGAAACAGAAGGCGTAGCATCTGACAATTACTCGGTTGACGTACTTTGGAAAGCAAGTGAGATTACAGAAGTTGACGAAGATGAAGAATCTACTGTAAGCTATCCTTACGGATGGTCAAGCAAAGAGATATCTGTCGAGGGTAACGGAGTGCATACGTTTGCAGGGTGGAACTTTAACGAATAGAAAGATGTCAGAACTGTCGAAAGATACTAAATTCAGTATGAGCATAGAAACTATTGTATCTCTTGCTATCGGTATAAGTACCGTAACAGCGTTTTACTTTAGCTTGAAAGCACAGATTGATAGAGCTATGGAATTACCTGAACCTGTAATCTCACGACAAGAGTACGACCTAAAGGATAACGCCATCCGTTCAGAGATTATGAATAATCGTGAGCTGATAGAAAAGAACTTTGAGAAACTTGAACTGATTGAGCAGCGTGTATATGAATTGAGATGAGAACTTTAATTGTCTTAGCGTTTTTACTATTTAGCCCTACTTCTTTAGGAGAAGTTGCAAAAGCAGATATTACAGTATTACAAGTCAATACACAATGGAACAAACAGCACAATATAGACCTTAATAATTTAATAGGGTGTGAAGTACAATTTGCTTGGTTGGAAGATCAAAACGATAACTTTAAGAAGCAAGTGCAGACTGTACCTGTTGTTATCATATATCACAAAGGCAGACCTGTACGCCAATGGGCTGCTGATCTTAGTTTTAAATTAAACTTAGATATAAACGAGATACAAAAGGTAATAGATAAAATATAAATTATGTGTGAATTTTGCATACATTGTGGATTATGTTAACATGAAATACTTTACTTATACAGAATTTGATAGCCCTGATGAAGTGGGAAGCGGTAAGAAAATGCACCCTGATATCTTAGAGATGTTAGACCAAGCAAGGGATAAGTTTGATAAGCCTATAAAAATTAACTCAGGGTATCGCACAGAAAAACACAACGATAAAGTAGGGGGTACGCCCAACAGTAGTCATTTAAAGGGCTTAGCTGTGGATATAGCTTGTAATAATTCAATAGATAGATATCACTTGCTTAATTGTCTTTTAGATGTAGGGTTTAAGCGTATAGGAATTGCAAACACTTTTATCCACGTAGATATAGACAAAGAGAAATCTAATGAAGTAATATGGACTTATGCGTAGTTTTTCAATTATACTACTTTTTCCCACATCTTTTATAACAGGTATATCTTATTATCCTGCAACAAATAGGTACAAATTTAATGAGCTGAATATATACTTATTTGTGTTTCAATTACAATTTAGAAAATATGAGTAAAAATAAGTTTAAGGACACGAAGGTGGGTAAGTTTTTAAAATCAGTCGGTTCTACGCTTGGCGATGGAGTGGGCGATATATTGCCTGACAACGGATTCTTAGGTGTCTTAAAGCGACTTATAGCAAAAGATGATACCCTTACCCCACAAGATAAAGAAACTGCCTTAAAACTGCTTGAAATGGATTCTATGGAGATTCAGGAAGTAAGTAGGCGTTGGCAATCTGATATGACTTCTGATAGTTGGTTAAGCAAGAATGTAAGACCATTAACGCTTATATATTTAACCCTTGCGACTACAATCTACATTGTGCTTGATAGTTTGAATATAGCGTTTGATATAGATCAGGCGTGGATAGAACTCTTAAAAACTTTACTCGTTACAATCTACGTAGCTTACTTTGGAAGTAGAGGTTTTGAAAAATATAAAAAAATCACTAAGTAGTATATATATAATATACTTTAAAAGTATAAATAATAGTATATTAATATTATATTATTATATTTATAGTTTAAATATATATTATTATATTATAATAAAGCAAAAAAAATGAAATTTGATTTAAAAATAGATTACTTAGGTAAAAAAGAGGATAAAGGCGATACTGAAAAGCATATCTACAATTTGTTGTTCAAGACTTACAATGCACAGATAGAAGGTAAGTTTGAGAAGTCAGAGATACGTCAAATAATACAAATATTAGATAACGCTATTGTCTAAAAAAGTATCACGTAAGAATCTTGTAAAGCGTTTAGATAATATCTTTAGTCAGTACATAAGACTTAGAAACGCTAATACTCAGGGCATAGCCGAGTGCTACACCTGTGGTAAGCAAGATCATTGGAAAAAACTACAATGTGGGCATTTTATGTCAAGAAAATCATATAGCACAAGATGGGATGAATTAAACTGTTCTGTGCAGTGTGTAAAGTGCAATATGTTTGAACAAGGAATGTCTTATGTGTTCGGTCTTAATCTTAATAAAGACTTTGGGGATGGTACTGCTGAGGGCTTACTACACAAGTCTAAGCAGATTGTTAAGCTACAAAACTATGAGTTAGAAGAGTTAATAACTAAATACACAGCTCTTGTCAAAAAGAAAATGAAATAGTACTTTTGTAGTGTTCATATCCGAACACGTTTTAATGTTATAATTGGGGGGTGCTTTGCCCCCCTTTTTGTTTTATTAAAAAAAATATATATATTTACACCAACATTAAAACTTTATTATGCAATTCAATTTAAATACGAAACAGCAGGATGCAATACTCTACGCTGTTACTTACACACTCGCAAACAAAGATAATGCGATGATGTCTAATCAAAATCTAAACAGCTTGTACGATGTGCTTGATCTGTTAAAGATAGAAGAGGATAAGCGATATAAACTATATAGCGGAACTCATGAAGGAATTTGATAAGGCACGATTAGAAAGTATGAGTAATAGAATAGAAGAGTTAGAAGCTCATATAGAAATTTTACAACAACAAATAGAAATATATTATGCAGAGTAAAATCACTCAAATAGAACCGAAAGGTACATATACAAACGCATCAGGTACTTTTAATAAGTATCAGGTGTATCTCGCAAATGGCAACAATTATCAGTTTTTAGCCAAAGGCGAATTTAAGAAGCAGGTAGGCGATGAGATTGAGTTTGAGATAACGAACCAACAATACAACACAGCTAAACTTGTATATAACAAACCCATGCCAACTGCACCAAGTGGTAACAGAGAGCAAATAATTGTTCGTCAAAGTATGGTAAAAGCTGCTGCGGACTTTCACGCATCTCGTCCTAATGCAGATATTGAAACAGTTATAGCAGATGCAACTAAACTTATAAATTTTGTAAACAATGGGTAGCATTATAGGTACAGTAAATAGAGTAGGAAAAACAACTACAAAAGGTAATTATCAATTTAGAGAACTTGTATTAAACACTAAAGAGCAATATCCTCAGATATTAAGCGTGGTATTTTCAAATGACAAATGCACGACTTTAGACCAATACAAAGAAGGCGATCACGTAGAGGTTCAGTACAACCTTAGAGGACGTGAGTGGACTAACCCACAGGGCGATGTCAAGGTATTCAACACAATACAAGCGTGGAAAATCCACAAACAAGCTGAGGGTGTAGAAGCTAAAGAACACGCACCTGATAGAGCAGATTTACCATTTTAAAAACGAGTGATGACGTTATCATCAATATACGTTCTTTTAATTATTTTGGGGGTGTGTCAAATCCACCCCCTTTTTTTTATAACTTTACCAAATGCTAATAAACTTCGACAAACATTTAAAGAAACTCAATGATATACGTGCAGGAAAAGTAAACGAGGGTTTACGCTTAGGGGTTGATAGATTAGACAACCACTTTAGACTCGTTTTTGGAAACCTAAATTTTGTTTTGGGGCACGCCAATACAGGTAAAACACACTTAGTATTTTATTTAATGTTTCTATACTCACAAAAACATAACGTAAGATGGCTTGTGTTTAGTAGTGAGAACGAACCCTATGCGTTAATTAGAAAGCTCATAGAATTTGCAGAGGGCAAACCAATTAACCAAATAGAGAAAGAGGACTTTAAAAAGCAATACGATTGGGTCTTTAATCATTTTAAGTTTGTAGATACCGAGAAAGCATACACTTACAAAGACCTTTTAGAACTTGCTACTTCAATAAAAAAGGCGTGGGATTATCAAGGGTTTTTAATTGATCCTTTAAACAGTTTAAAAAAGGATATCCCTAAGAACTCAAACAGCTATGAGTATAGCTACGAAAGTCTTACTGATATACGAATCTTCTGCAAACAGCATAATATTACTACTTGGATATGTGTTCACGCTGTTACAGAAGCACTAAGGAAAAAACACCCACAAGGTCATTACTACGCTAATCAACCTATACCACCTATGGCTTCTGATAGTGAGATGGGGGGTATGAGTATGAATAGAGCTGATGACTTTCTTGTGATACATAGGTACATCTATCATGAAACGGATTGGATATACTCAAACCTATATTCAGCTAAAGTTAAAAACCAAGAATTAGGGTACAAACCTACACCTATGGAAGATCCGATTAAGTTTAGAAGCATCTTAAATAATGTAGGTTTTGAAATAGATGGAAAAAATTTAGTAACTTACAATACCAAAGAACAAACAGATTTACCATTTTGAAAACAACACTTGAGAAGATTGCAGA